ATGAAGCAGGCGCAAACACTCAACGAAGCCCAGCTGCGTCGTGTGCTGCAATACTGCCGCAGTCGCCGCCATGCCATGCGTGACGAAACCATTGTGTTGGTCAGCTTTTATGCAGGGCTCAGGGCCAAGGAGATCGCGTCGCTGTGCGTGGGCGATGTCATGGACGCGGCGGGCAATGTGCGCGAGCAATTCGTGCTTAGAGCGATCCAGAGCAAGGGCGGTCGCACGCGCACTGTGTACGTCAATCAGCGACTGCGCCGTGCACTGGCCGACTACGCACTGACCATCAACATATCCGATGCGCAGGCTCCTTTGTTTGCCAGCCAGAAGGGCGGGCATTTCAGCCCAACCACCATGTGCCAGCTGTTTCAGGACATCTACCGTGCTGTGGGGCTCAAGGACGCATCAAGCCATTCAGGTAGGCGCACTTACATCACGCGCTTGGCCAACAAGGGCGTGGGGGTGCGTGTGTTGGCGGCGCTGGCAGGACACAGCAGCATTCAGGTCACGCAACGCTACATCGACGTCAACTCGGATCAGATGGCAGCGGCGGTAGAATTATTGTGAATTATCTTGGAAGGCGTAAATATTTACACTTTGGAGCAGTCTTTTTCAATTGTGCCAAAAAATCAGTGGCGTAAGTGGCCCGCATTTGCGCTAGAGTAAATGGATCAATTTTCTCTGGATCGTTGCTTGCTAGGCTTGCTCTTGGATCGATTGTGTCTTTCGCTGCGATGAAAAACGGCTTGAGACATTGATAGGCGTCAGGGTCAAGTTCAAACCTAAATCTATCCCAGCATTCACAGGAAATCCTCTTGGCGATGGCCTCCATGACCATGACCTCATTGTATCCAGTTGAGCCGTCAGTTATATTTTTCCGCGCTTCCCAAGCCCGACAAATGCCCTCCATTTGACGTGCTGTTTCAGATAATTCATTTTGAATTATTTGGAGAACGCTTTTCTTGCGAATATAGGTATTGATAACGGGAAGTAGAAAAACCGCCAATACGGTCAGGGCAGCCGAGGCTGCTGAGACCATAGGCCAAAAATGCTGGACGCTGAGGCTAGTTTCCAAAAAATTTCCTATACGCACCGCTTGTCCTGCAGTTGTTGTTTACTTGCCTGAAAGTATCGTTGACGCTCGGACATTCCAAGTCAGTTTCCCAAGACCTTGATCAATCCATCCTCGCTGAGCCTGCCTGCCTCAATGGACGCCAGCGCCCTGACCGTTATGGCCTCCGTTGCCACGTACCCTGTGCGCGACACGCCCAGAGCGGCGAGCAGAGCTGCTTCACCAATCTTGCCAGCGTCGAACAGCTCAAAGGCCTTGGCTGCGGCTGTGGGAAGCTCCGACACAGGCACTGGGGCGACAATGACTGCTTCTGCTACTTCTGGCGGCTTTGCAGGTGCGTCGTCCGAGGTGTTCTGAACGAATGCGCGACCCGACAGCAGCTCAGCGTTCATGCGCGGCGACAGTTTCGAATAGAAGCGGCTGATGACTTCTGGGCTGTTGCCCATCTGGCTGCTGAGCAGGTCAGATGTCATTCCGCGAACCAAGCCCTGCGTGGCATAGAAGTGGCGGAAGCTGTACAGGGTGCGTTGCTTGCCATCTGGACCGCGTTCCATGTTGTTTTCTGTCAGGTAGCGGCGGAAATGGCGGACCAAGTTGTAGTAATCGACTTTTGTGCCGCTGCGCACCTTGAACACGTAGTCGTCGATCTTGGCGTCGATGACTTCTTCCAAGGTCATGTCGGCCAAGGCTGAGTTCATCTCACGCTGGCGATCCAGAAATCGAACCGTGCGGTCTCTGACAACGGCCTCGCGTACGCCAGTCTTGCCTGATGGGTAGACCGCCATGTAACGCTCCCCTTCTTTGGTGAACCAGCCGATGTTGCGCCATTTCAGGTTGAGCGCTTCAGTGCCATGACGCACGCCTGTGTTGGCCAAGAAAAGCACGTAGTTGCGCAACACTTCACGAGTTTCACGGGCAATGGGATGATAAGTCTTTTCGTGATAAGTGCGCAGGTCAGTGTAGATCTTCTTGTATTCCTCAGGCGAAAACGTTCCACGGCTCTTGGGTTTCACGCCTTTGTTGAGCAGGGTAGGGCGGATTGAGCTGGTGATCCAACCGCGCAGTTCTGCTTCGTCCAGGACCCTGTTCAGCGCGGAATTGTGCGTATTGATGGTGCTGTGTGAGGCTTTGCGCCCCATCTGCTCGGTGCGCCAAGTATCGAACTTTTGCAAAGCGGCCACATCGATGTTGACTACTTCCCATTTGCCAAAGAACGGGATCAGGTAGCGGTTAATGGCCGTGATGTAGTCGTTGAACACGACCTTGCCGCCGCCAGCTGCCATCTCGTTGCGCATGCGTTCGCAAGCATATTCGGCGACCTGCCTAAACTTGCGGGTGTTCTGGGGCAGATTGTTTTTCAGGCGCTCGTCAGCGGCATAGTAGAACTTCAGCGCCACGTCTTTGGCTTCGTCCAGATCGCTGGTCTTGGTTGAGAAGCGATGCCATTCGCCAGACGCGAGCTTCACACGAGCCTGCCAGCGCGGACTGTCCTTGCGCTTGTCCAGTCGCACTCGTTCGTTGATGACGATGGTTTCGACGTCTGCGCCCACTGCACCTGTGCCCCACGGTTGGTACACAGACTATAGCGCCTGCGAACTCAAAATCAATCTGTGTATGATTTGTGAGAGCGTACACAGCTGGTCTGCGGCGGGTGGTTTTTCTTTTGATTTCAGGGGTTTATTTGGAGGCGGGTACCGGAATCGAACCGGTCTTCACGGATTTGCAATCCCGCTTCTTTCCACGCCAAAACAACTCCTTAGCCGCTAAAAGGTATCAGGACAAAGCGCAAACCAATAGCGAACCTGATACCCGGCCAATTCGTCCCTTGGGCAGTCTGGCGGCGCTATGACGGGCCAGACACTTAACCGCTTCGAATGGCTGAAAGCTGTGAACAGATCAGACCTTTTGCCCCGCGCAAAGGTGGTCGCATCGGCCTTGGCAATCGAATTCTGCAACGATGAAACCGGACGGCTTGACCCCGGAGTGAAGACGCTGGCGGACGCCACATGCCAGACCGTGGACACGGTGAAACGCGCCATCCGCGACCTGACAGACGGCGGGTGGCTGGCGCGTACCGAAGGGCGCGGGCGAGGCAACAAGACCGAGTACACCCTGCTGTCACCGGGCAAGGTTATCGCCATTTCCAGCACGAAAAAGGGGGCAGACATGCACCGGGCAAAAGGGGGCACCGATGCACCTTTAACAAAAGAAAAGGGGGCACCCGTGCACGGAAAAGGGGGCACCGATGCACTTTCCTATAATAAGGATAAACAAACTCTGAACAAAGAAGGCGCGAACCCCGACCGCTTCCGCCATCATCAATTCACCGGCAACGCTTGGACAGGTCCAGCCGTGGTGCCTGCTACCGACCACGCCGCGCTTGGCGAGTGGGGGCGCTGGCTCAAGGCAGAAGGCTTCCCGGCACTGTCGGAATTCCCAATCAAGCGGCAAGGTTCGAAGAAGGGCAGCGAATTCTTCGCCCTGCCATGGCGGCGACCGCCGACCGACATGGAGCAGGCCGACGAAGCACGGGCCTATTTCTCTGCCATGATAGAACCGGAAGGGCTTCGCTATGCTGCGCAGTGACGCCCGCCGAAAAGAACCCCCACAAAAAAAAGGCGGCTTTTTTCTGGGCATTTTTCCTGAAAAAACGTCTGCATCCCGTTCATTCGGACATCACCGCCGTGGCGCACGTGATCTTCACCGGGGCGCAGGCCATCGCAACAACGCGAACCTTCTGGCGAACCCTTTTCAAAGACCCTGCGCCGCAAGTCGTCGCGCTTTTGTGTGCCCTGTTCTGCTGGAAGGGTCCCTCCCAAGAAAACCTCTAGCGGGTGCGAAACAGCCCGAGGGTTCAGCCGCTGCAAAAATTGCTAAGGGGTGAAAATCATGAAGATTTTGTCGGAATTGTCGTTTGGCGAAGAGCCGCTGCACACCGTTGGTGGCAAGGACCTTTGCGCGCTTTTCGACATCTCACCCGCAGCCCTAACCGACCTGAAGAAACGCGGGATTGCGGTTCACCTGTCACACGACACTTACGACCTGACCGCCACAACCCGCGCCTATGTCCAGCACCTTCGCGGCATGGCCGCAGGCTGGGGCACGGGGGATCAGGCGGCGAACCTCACCAGCGAACGGGCGCGGCTTGCCAAGGAACAGGCGGACGCGCAGGCCATCAAGAACGCGAAGCTGCGCGGCGAACTGGTGGAAGCTTCCGAAGTCGAACGCACTTGGGCGGAAGCACTTCGCCAGCTTCGCGCCCGTATCATGGCCGTGCCGTCCCGCCTGCGGTCCGAACTTCCCGACATTGATCCGCAGGCCATAGACGCGATGGACCGGGCCTTGCGCGCCACGCTGACGGAGGTTGGCAATGGAAATTGAACAGGTTCTTTCCAACGCCCTGCGCGCCCTAATCCCGCCGCCGCGTCTTCGGCTGTCCGAGTGGATCGAATCCGAAGTGGTTCTGCCCGAAGGCGTCAGTGCGCAGCCGGGGCCGGTCCAGCTTTGGCCCTTCCAGCGGGAAATCGCGGACGCCATCGGTGATCCGGCCATTGAACGGGTGACGCTGGTCAAGCCGGTACGGGTGGGCTTCACAACGCTTTTGACATCGGCGGTGGCGTCCTTTGTCGCCAACGAACCGGCGGCAATTCTCTGTGTCCTTCCCGCCGAAGCCGATTGCCGCCGCTACATGGTTTCGGACGTGGAACCGATTTTCGCCGCTTCGCCAATGGTCGCAAAGGCACTGACCTATGACCGCGACCGGGACGAACGGAACACCCTTCTGGCGCGGCGCTTTCCGGGCGGTTCGCTGACGCTGGTCGCGGCGAAAGCACCCCGCAACCTGCGAAGCCACAACGTCCGGGTTCTGTTCATGGACGAAGTGGACGCCATGGACCCCACGTCCGAAGGTTCACCGATCCAGCTTGCCGAAAAGCGAACGCTGTCCTTCCCTGACCGCAAGATTGTCATGGGCAGCACCCCGGTTCACGAGGAAACCAGCAACGTGTTGCGCGCCTTCGCGGATTCGGACGCCCGGATTTATGAAGTGCCTTGCCCGGAATGCGGGGCATTTGCCGAAATCCTGTGGGATGCCATCCGATGGGATGAAGGCAAGCCGGAAACCGCCCGCTGGCAGTGCCCCCATTGCGCCGCCGAGATAGCGGAACGCCACAAGCCGAAGATGGTGGCACAGGGGCAATGGCGCGCGACCCGGCCCGAGGTGCAGGGCCATGCGGGATTCCAGTTGAACGCCCTGGTATCGCTTCACGCCAACGCATCTTGGCCGCAGCTGGTCCGCGAATTCCTTTCTGCGAAGAAAGACCCGACCACGTTGCAGACCTTCGTCAACACCATCCTTGGGCAAGGCTGGACCGGCGCGGGGGATGAACTGGACGATAGCGAACTGGCGGGCCGCAATGAACCCTTCGGGCTGGACGACTTGCCCGAAGACGTTCTGACCATCGCCGCCGGGATCGACACCCAACATGACCGGCTTGAATGCACCCTTATCGGCTACGCCAAGGACGAAACCGCCTTCATCCTCGGGCATAGGGTCATCTGGGGACAATGGGACCACCACGAGACGTGGGCCGAACTGGATGACCTGTTAAAGACTAAGTGGAAGCATCCGCTTGGCGGTTCTCTGGGCGTGGAAGCCGCCGCAATCGACGCGGGCGACGGTGCGACCATGGAAGCCGTCAAAGCCTTCTGTGCCCCTCGCCAGCGCCGCCGCATCATGGCTATCAAGGGGGTTTCAGGAACCCGGCCCTTCATCGAGCCGTCACGGGGGCGCAATACGAGGGGCGCACGCCTTTGGCTGGTCGGGGTGGACGGGATCAAAACCGCCATCATGGCGCGGCTGTCGCGGGCTGGGTCTATCCGATTTTCCGGTGATCTGCCGCCGGTCTGGTATGAACAGCTTGCCAGTGAAAGGGCAGTAACGCGGTATGTGCGGGGCCAGCCGCAGCGCCGGTTTGAGCGGGTGCCGGGACGGCGGGCCGAGGCGCTGGATTGTGTGGTCTATGCCATCGCCGCGCGGCAAGTGGTTCACGTCAACTTCGAAGAACGGGAATCGCAGTTGCGCGCCGGGGGCATTCAGGACCGGCCCAAGCCGAAGAATGTCTATCGGTCGAAATTCCTTTCGGGATAGTCATCCCGGCGCAAAGGCTGCTGGAAGGCGTTTAAGGTAGGGTCGCGCTTCTGGCGGCTGGTGCCGGTGCCGATCATCATCTCCACCACGCCCCAAAGAATGGCGAAGCCGAAGAATGCACCGGCGGCGCATGTTATCCAGAACAGGGCTTCAATCATTGGGGCTATTGGGCCGTGAAAGGCGTACGCCAGCGCCGCCGCCGTTCTCTTCGATGAAGACCACACCGGCGGCTTCAAGTGCAGACCGCATCGCACTCTTGTTCGCTTGGGTCGCGCTGACGAAGCCTGTCTCTGCTTCGCAACGCCTGACCGTTGCCACCCCGACACCTGCCCTGTCCGCCAAATCTTGCGCGGACCATCGAACCAATGCCCGTCCGGCCCTTAGCTGTTCTGCGGTGATATTTATTTTATCAGGTGATAGCATATTGATCTAACCTAGGTGGCATGATAGGAAAGCTATCACATGACTTGAAATTAGACAACGGAGTTTCCCATGACTATCACCCGCCGCGCCACCTTGGCCGCTCTGACCGCAAGCCCGTTAACTATTGCTTCGGTTGCTACGCAAGCCGCACCCGGCGGCGAAGGGCAGACCACGCTTGAAAAAACCTATGTGGAATGGCTGTCCGCGCTGAACGATATTGAAGAAACGCTGATCCTACATCCGGCGGATAAGCTGACAAAAGTCGATGAAAACCGGATACTTGGGCCACTCTATGACCGCGCTGACACGCTTCAAGAGGCGATGATCGCCGCGCCTGTCACCGGCCCCCGCGACCTTGCGGTCAAGGTTCTGGTGGTTCTCGCCACGCCGGGGGCGCTGGACGATGACGCAGTTGACCGGATCAAGGCCGATGCCATGCGGCTGGTCAATCTCACCGACGCCAAAACCACGTAGTTGACATAAGAGGTGGAAACCTTTTATACGAAATAAAAGGTTTAGGGGGACGCGATGCGCTTGTCTGCAATCTGTAAAGAACTGGACCTGCCCAAAGGGCGGGTAGAACAGTGGGGGCACCGGGGCCTTCTGGTGTTTGACAATGAGACCAAACCCGGAGCCGCGCGGGAATGCACCAAAGCGGACGCGGCGCGCATTGCGATGCTCGGATATCTTTCCAATTCAGGTGTTTCTGTCGAAGCCGCCTCGAAGCAAATTGCGCAAGCGATGAAGCACCTGTTCTTGTTCACGGGTGAGAAGTCTTTTCTGGTCATTTCTTCGTCGCGGGCTGGTGAAATCATCCCGCCCACCCCGAGGGGCGGGCCGGGCACCAAGAAGGGCGAAGGCATTCAAATCGTGACTGATCCGCATTTCATTGCGAATGCGGTTCGGGAACGTGACTTGGCTTCGCACCTTGGAAACCCTGAATTCGACTATTCACTGATTTTCGACCTTACGGAAATTGAAGCCCGTATTGACGAATTCTGGTTGGAATCGTGATCCGATGGTCGGCTTGGGTGCCATGACCATCGGTAAGGCGGGGGCGTGGTCCACCAAGCGCGCCCCCGCTGCCTATATTTTCTTGGAACATAAAGGAATCCGGTGATGCGCAGTCTTAAAGGTGTCTCCTTGTCGCGCATCATCGGAACCGCCGCCCGTGCCTTCCACTTCCCTGCCGCGTCCCACATGGCGCAGGGTGGCACGGGCGGCAATCATCGCCGCAGCCTAGACGCCGCAACCGGCGGGCGGCGCGGCGGTGGATTGGGCACCTTCGGCCCGATCAATTCCGAAGTATCTGCGGGCCTGTCGCTTGTCGGCAGTCGGGCGGCATACCAAGCCGTCAACAATCCTTACATCGCCAACGCGGTTGCAAACCTTGTCACCGCCCTTGTGGGCACCGGGCAGCGCCCGAATGTGCGTGGTGTCGAACGGGAACTGCGCCGCCAGCTACACTATGCGTTTGATCGCTTTTGCGAGACCGCAGACCACGCGGGGCGAACCGACTTTGGTGGGCTTTTGGCCCAGATCGCCCGCGACATGGTGGTGTATGGCGAAGGTCTGGCCGTGATGCACAACACGGCGGACGGGCTGCAAATCCAAGTCATCCCGCCGGATCATCTGGACCCGGCAAAGACCGAAATCCTGCGCGATGGTCGCCAGATTGTACAAGGGGTGGAATTCGACGCCAGCGGGCGGCGGGTGGCCTACTGGATATTCCCCGAACGGCCCCATTCTGTCTTCGCTGACCATTCCCCCGCCGTCCGGGTGGAGGCGGCGCATGTTCTGCACGTCTTTCATCCGATCGCGCCGGGGCAGGTGCGCGGCCTGTCTTGGGTCGCACCGGCGGTTGTGACGGCGAACGAGTTGAACCAGTGGAAAGACGCCACGCTTGTCGGTGCGAAAATGTCCGCAATGCAGGCGGGCTTCATTACTGACACGTCAGACATTGGCGGCGACGAAGAACTATTCGCGGAACCAACTTGGGAGCCGGGTGGCCTTGTCCGTTTGCCCTTGGGAACTGACGTGAAATTCAGCGCCCCGGACCAGATCAAAGACGCACCCGCCTTGCTGCGCATGACGTTGCAGGAACTTGCCGCTGCGCTTGGGGTGCCGGAATTCCTGCTTTCGGGTGACCTGACCAACGCGAACTATTCCAGCCTCCGGGCGGGATTGATTCCCTTCCGGGCGCGCATCGACCAAGTGCAGCACAACACCCTTGTTCCCCAAGTCTTGCGCCCTGTCTGGCGGCGCTGGCTGGCGCTGGAAATCCTTGCGGGCCGCATCGACGCCCCCGCCGACACCCCGTGCGACTGGATCATGCCGCGCCCGCAACAGGTGGACCCGGCTAAGGACTTGGAAGCGACCGAAAAGGCGCTGGCCCTTGGTTTGACCAGCCGCACCAACGCCATCAATGAACTGGGGTGGAACGCGGACGATATTGACGAAGAAATCCAAGCGGATCGCGCCCGCGAAGCCGAATTGGGCCTGACCTTCGCCACCCCGACAACGCAACCCACGAATCCGAAGGAGGGCACCGATGCCGCTTGACGCCACCATGGCCCCGGCCAGCTTCGACCCCGAAGCCCGCACCGTGGAGGCGGTTATTGCCACCACCGCACCCTTAATGAAGCGCGATGCGCGGGGCACCTTTGCCGAGGTGTTGGACTTCACAACGCTGGACCTGACCAATGCCGCGAGCCTTCGCGTTTTGGACAGTCACCGCACCGCCAGCATCCGCGACACCATGGGCACCGTGGAAGCGGTGCGGGTGGAAGGCGACAAGCTGATTGCCAAGCTGAAATTGAGCGCCGCCGATGACGTGACCCCGGTCCTGCAAAGGATTGCGGACGGCACTATTAGCGGCGTGTCCATCGGATACCGCGTCAAGCGCTGGACCGAAAACCAAAGCGGGGGAACCCGCACCCGACGCCCCGCAGAATGGGCACTGACGGAAGTCACCCTGACTTCGAACCCCGCCGATCCGGCGGCAACCCTGCGACACAAAAAGGAGGCCGGTATGGCTGATGATGTGATTGAAACCACCCCGGCGGATGACGCCGAAAAGACCCGCCGCACCGAAATTCGGTCGCTGGTCCGGTCTGCTGGCCTTGAGCCGCAGATTGCCGATGACCTGATTGACGCCGGTGCGGACCTGACCCGCGCCAAGGCCGAAATCTTCGATGCGCAGCAAAACCGCCAGCGTAGCGCGCCGATCATCCGCAGCCATGCCCCGGCCAATGATGACCCGGCGGTCATCACGCGCCGCCAGACGGACGCGGTGGCCTACCGCATGGCCGGTGGCGAACTGCCCGACGATGCGCGGCAATATGTGAACATGAGCCTGCGCGACATGGCGGTTGAAAGCCTCGCCCGCGAAGGTGTTTCGACACGCGGTATGTCCGCCGATGAAGTGTTCACGCGGGCGGCGCACACGTCCAGCGACTTCCCGCTGGTGGTGTCGAACGCCGCGAACAAGGTGGCGCTGGATACCTACAAGGCAGCGGAAAGCCCCCTGAAGACGCTCTGCCGCCAGCGGACGCTTCCGAACTTCAAGGAAAGCAACGCCATCCGCTTGGGCGACATGGGGCGGCTGGAACCGCTGTCCGAAGACGGGGAAATCAAGGCCACCAGCCGCGCAGAAAACGGCGAGTCCATGCGCCTGAAAACCTTCGCCCGTGGCCTGACCGTCACCCGCGAACTGCTTATCAACGATGACCTTGGGATGTTGGGCGACATGACCGCCGCCCTTGGCGAAGCCGCCGCGCAGACCGAGGCGGATGAACTGGTGAAGCTGCTGACCGGCAACCCGGCAATGTCGGACGGAACCCCTGTCTTCGACGCCAGCCGGGGCAATGTCGGCACCGCCGGTGCCCCTTCGGTGACCGCCCTGACCGAGACCCGCAAAACGATGCGGACCCGCAAGGGGATGGACGGGAAAACCATCATCGCGGTGGCACCGCGATACCTTCTGGTATCGGCGGCGCTGGAAACCGAAGCCGAAAAGGTTCTGGCGTCCATCCAGCCGAACAAGGCCGATGACGTGAACCCCTTCGGCGGCAAGCTGTCGCTTCTGGTGGAACCCCGCCTGCCGGATGACTTCTGGTACGTCTTCGCGGACCCGGCCCGACTGGCGGCGATGCAATATGCCTACCTGTCCGCCGCGCAGGGCGTCCAGATCCAGCGGACGGAGGCGTGGGACACGCTTGGGATGAAATTCCGGGCATTCCTCGACTTCGGTGCGGGGTGGCTGGACTGGCGTCCCGCCCAACAAATTCCGGCCGCGTGATGACGCTGGAAGAACTCACCGCGTGCCGGGATAGACTCCGGCGCGCGCGCTTCAAGGGGATCATGACCGTCATGATCGACGGCGAAACCGTCACCTACAAATCGGACATGCAAATGGCTTCGGCGCTTGCAGCGATTGAGGCGGAAATCTCGAAACTCACACGCGGGCCGCGCCCGCGCACCATCTATCCGCAGACCACGAAAGGACTGACCTGATGCGCAATTTTGTCCAAACCGGTGACACGCTCACCTTCACCAGCCCCGACCCGGTTGCCTCCGGGCAGGGCGTTGTCATGAATGCTCTGTTCGGGGTGGCCGCAAGCGCCGCGCCCGCCGGTGACCCCTTTGAAGCCGCTGTGGTGGGGGTGTTCGAACTGCCGAAAACCGCAGGTGCCATCGCCGCAGGGGCGAAGGTCTACTGGAAGGCTGACACCGCCAATGTGACCACGACCGCAACCGGCAACAAGCTGATTGGCGCGGCGACCGAAGCCGCAGATGATGCCGCGACCACGGTTCGCGTCCGCCTGAATGGAACGGCTGCGTAAGGCGGATGTGACGATGCAGGCTATTCGCAGCGAAGACATGGAATACCCGATTCCGGTGGACACCCGTCCAGCGGTCAATCGGGCCATGGTCTGGCGCTGCGAATGGTGGCTTTCTTCGGAATTCAGGCTGCTGGCTGACAAGGATGTTCGCGCAATTGCCTTCGATTTGTTCTGTATCGCGCAGCATCAAAACCCGCTTGGCACATTGCCAACGGATGAAAGAATTCTGGCCCGTCTGGTCGGTGAGCCAATGGAAGAATGGCACCGACTTATGGGGAAGCCGATCAATCCATTGAGTGGGTGGCGGCGCTGTATTTTGAGCAACGGGGATCGCAGATTGTATCACCCGGTAAGCCTTGAAATCGCCCGCGCAGCCCTTCGGAAGAAATGACGGCGGTTACCCCCATACTGGCCAATGAGCGCACCGCCGCGCGGCTTCTTGACGTGGGCGTGACAGAGTTTCGGGCGCTGGTCGACGCAGGACACCTGCCGAAAGGCCGGGAAATTGCTCCGGGCCTTGTGCGCTGGCCTGTCGATGATTTGCGCCGCATTGCGAAGGGTGACGCGGTGGAGGGTATGGGGGATGTGCAATGGTGAAGAAGAAGTACCTTTGGCGTCATCCCGCCGGGCGGATTTATGTCCGCCTGAAAGGCCGCTTGTATCGCATCCACGCGCAGGAGGGCACGGAAGACTTTGACCGGGAATATTGGGAAATCCTGACCGGCAAACGGATGCAGGCCAAAACGTCTTGGAATGCGCTGATTGAGGACTACCGGACTTCTGACCGGTGGCTGGGCCTGAAACCCCGAACGCGCCAAGACTATGACAAGGTCATGCTATACCTGCGCGAAAAGATTGGCCCCCGCGATGTGAAATCGCTCACCCGCTCGGATGTGATCGCGGCACAGAAAGCAAATTCCCATCGAACGCGGTTCGCAAACTACATCCCGCAGATGTTGGTGATTCTGTGTGAACACGCCATTGATTTGGGATGGATTGCCAACAACCCGGCAAAGGGTGTTCGGGCACTGAAGACCCCGCAGCACCGCAAGAAAGAGCATTTGCCGTGGCCCGATTGGGCAGTGGACAAATTCCGCGCAGAAGCAAGTGATCTGCCACGCCTGATTTTCGAGATTGGTGTGGGAAGCGTCCAGCGCCCCGGTGATTGGGTAGGGTTTCGGTGGGGCGACTATGACGGCGATTCCCTGACCCTTCGGCAGAACAAGACGGACAAGCCGCTGGTGCTTCCATGCACGGCAGAACTGAAATCCGCACTGGACACCGCCAAGGCGGCTTTGGGCGTCATCCCCATTGCCGGGAAGCCGATCCTGAGCAAGCTGGACGGCAACCCGATGGGCTATCGGTACATGTCGCAAGTCATGTTGAGGGAACGCCGTCGCCTTGGGCTGGAAGCCTATGATCTTCACGCGCTTCGGTATCGGGGAGTGCAGGAATTGGCGTGGCAGGGCTGCACAGACGATGAAATCGCCGCCTATAGCGGACACGCCACAAAAGCGATGATTGAGAAGTATGCGGGCGAAGCAAGACAGGTCATGCGCGCCCGCCAAGCGCGGGAGAAGCGCAAGTGA